ATTGATAACATTTTTTCCGCACCAGCTAATTACACAATCTGTTAAATCTTGATTTTCGTCAAAGTCTATTTCTTGTTCTAAAAATTTTGCATGTACAGTGTTGTCTCCGTCAACTGTAACAAACCTTGGTGTTTCACTTAGTTCAGCACATGCTTTGTGAGCCGCATCTGATCCTTCTACCCCGTGTACACGTTTTGCCCAAGGTACTTTTGTAAGTAAGTCTGCATAATTTTTTTCTGCATTTGGTTCGTCATAACTTAGATAAATTATGTCGTAGTCTATCACTTTAAATTTATTCATTTTAGTTCCTTGTAATTATAAGTTGCAAATTGTCGTTTGGTATAGATAGTAAACGGTTTTTTTACATCAACAACAAATGAATTGTCTTTCCTTAAATCTACTTTAAGTAATTCGTATAATGTGTGTGGATCATCTTTAGCACATATACTAAATGAAGTTACACCTTCAATATTTGTTTTGTCTAGAACATCTTTTACTTTGCTACTTACATGTATTCTCATTTCATTACCCTTATGCAACAATTCTATATCTGCATTTTCCGTATCTGTTGGCACTTCGATAAATCCTTGATAAGTTTGTTGTACTTCGGATTGATGTTTAAGTTCAAATTTTTTGTTTACAGTATTGAAAACAACTTTATAATCTGTCTTTTTATCTTGGAAGTTAAGTATTCTTTCAACTGACGCAAAATCTACTTCAATACTATCATAATTTTCCTGTTTACTAGGACCTACTGAATATATTTCTCCTGTTGCAACTTCAAAGTTGACAAACATTGCTGGTGTACAATCTATATTCATAATACAACTCTTTCATATTTAGATACTAAATCATCTGTTACAAAATGATTTTCTGTGTAATGCAAGATTCCGTGTTGCAGAAAATTTCCGATTGATAAATTTAAGTCTGGAGTAATAGAATAATGCAATCTATCTTGCCATGTAAATGTTTCAGTACGCCAATTTTGAACTTTGGGTTTCATATGAGTAAATGTAGGTAAACTAATTTTCTTATTTGTAACTTTTTGTTCTATATCCATTGCTTTTATAGCAATACTTGCCGTAACATCCATACTTGCATTTTTAGGATATTTCTTAGGTGCAAATTTACCATAGAAAAATTCTCTATTGTTAGTAATAAGCTCTACAAATTTGTAAAACTCTAACGCTAATTCTGATTTTTTAAAATAATGATAACCAAAATAAACATTTGGCAAGTTATTTTGAGAAAACGCTTCTCTATAATAGTCATTGGTTACTGTTTGATTCCTATACGTTTGTACTTTGCTTGTAAAAAACAAATCATGTTTATCTAATAAACGCCAATAATGACTTACATCTGTCAAGAATAACATATCTGTATCTAAGACTACTGTTTCTTCATAAGGTGTAATATGATATAATTTCCATCTATGCTCTACAGCATATCTTTGTTCTTCAACCCAAGGTATTTCTATTATATTATCAAATAGATGTTTATATTTTTTAGGAACAACACTATCTGTTGCTATACTTACACTGTTTATTTTTTGTGTGTGCTTTATACTCATTGCACATAAGCATGCCTGCAATAAATATTCGTCTCCAGACGCTAACATTAGATAGCCTTTACTCATAAACCATCTCCTCACGTATACGTTGGTTAAGGCTAAACTTATTCATAACATGAACATCAAGTCCTTTTGTAGAAATTGCATTGTAATTTCCTGCTGATTGTTGTTTTTCAACCAAAAATGTATTATGTCCTGCTTCCATTTCAACAAATATATCTCTATCAAGTGTGTAAAATAACTTTCCAGGAAAGTCTTTTGCATACTTTGACGAAGATCTTCCGTTTAATATATGTAATGCTATACTAAATGCGTGATCATTTCTAAATGTTTGTGTGCCTACGTCATATACTAGACTATAATGTTCCCAATGTGTACAAACATGCCTTAGTGTGTCAAAAAATAGTTTTGCATATCTGCCTTTTCTAAAAAAGAAACAAGTAGCCCAATAAAATTCTACACCAGTATCATTAATAAAGTCAAACTCAAAGTCTTTTCTCCAACCTGAGATATCAGTAGCGTCTTTATAAATTAATAGGTCGTTGCTATCTTGAAATGCTTTTAAAAGTTTTTTACTATTAATAACATAATCTGTATCAATTACAATAGTTTCATCATATGGAGATAGTTCATATGCTAAATGCCTATGTCCATTTCTAAATTCTAATATTTTATATGAAAAACTGCCGTCATAATAACGCTTATAGTTAAGACCAAGCAGGCGTCTCTGATCAAGATCAATTATCTTGTCAAATAAGTTTCTATATTGCTTGTATTTTTTATTAAAATATTCTCTGTCAGTAGTAACAAGTGTTACAGGAATATTGAGAAACTGCTTTGCTCTCTTAGCAACAAAACATGCTTGGAGTACATAGTCAACATTATCATTATTTACAGCAAATACTAATATGCCTTTAGTCATATTTTAGTAATCCTGACACTGTTCTATTTTTTATTAACTTACTGTACTCTGTATGATATCTATTTGTTGCTGTAAAATACACATTTTTAATTTCCTCTAGGAAATCAACAGGTGTTACTTCAATAGGTTGAGAGTTGTCGTCAATAAGAATGAGAGTATCTTGATTACTATCTTTCATATGGCTCACAAAGTTTATTAACTGTGTATCTACAGTAAACTTTGCACCATTATGATAATGTATCAAATCTTCTTGGTACTTTTCGTTAAGTATGCGTTTTTGATTATTCAGTGTTGCATTGAAGTTAGAAAACTCCAAAGCCTTGTTTAGTCTATCGTCCATATCTCATTCCTTATACTTGTTAAAGTATATGATATTTAAGACTAATTGTCAAGTAAATTGTTAGATCTGACTATGATAAATTACGTGCTGTAGCAAATACTGGCTTATTAACATCAACGCTATTAGTATTTGATGGTCTGTTTACCTGTACTGTGCTTGTTGTACGTGGAGTAACTGCTTCGTCAAAGTTTGGATTAGGTCCTTTATCGTCATTAAAATAAATTCTAAATCTTAGGACTGCTCCACCGCTTGAATCTTCTTTTGCTTGAATTGTAAAGTCGTTTTCAGCATAAGAGCTTGCAGTTTTTGTAAAAATAGTTTGATACGAAGTTGTAAGATCTGCATGACCTATTAAAGTACCTTCAGAACCGTTAGTAGTTTGTGTGTAGCTCATTCTAATAGTTCCTGCGGCATTTAACAAATTTCTCCAGTCATTGTCAATTGATCCGCCACCTGATGCTAAACTACCGCTGAATAGTATTTCTCCACCTGCATTAAAAAATGCACGTCTGTGATCAGTTGCTGTAATACTTGTTGTACTACCATCACCGTTAGTTACACTATAGGCTTGGAATGTAACAGTTACTTCGTGATAGATTGTTCCGTTCCAATCTGTATCAGTAAAACTTTCTACACCATCTTCAACGCTTGCTTGGCCTGCCGCAATTAATAATCTATCATTAACAATATCTAAAGATAAAGCTTCATATTGTGCCAAACCTTTTTTGTTAGTAGCATTGCTATCTTCAATAGTATCAGCTATTGCTATTGAAGCAATTTCTGCTGGTATTGATCCTGTTTGGTGTATTCTGCATTTACGCATGTCAGTGTATAAATCTGACATATGTACTGCTTCAATTGTTGTATTGGCAGACACTTGAGCACTAGTTACCGCTTGTCCATAACCTTCATTGCCAGCGCCTTTGCCTAAAACTGTTGCGACTCTAGCTTGTAAAGTGTTATATCTTGCCGCTGTAATTGTATCGCCTACTGCCATTTTAAATCCTTATTAAGTACGTATATATTTGTAAGTATATTTATACCTTCAAAACACATTCGATTAATTTTTCTGAATCATCATCTGACGACTCTAATGCGACACCAACTAAACCTGAAGAAGCAATAGTAGTACATACGCCATCAGCCCATGCATACACTGGTTGTCCTTTTGAAACTGGACCTTTTACTCTTACAGGTACACGACCTTTTAAGGCTATTGCTTGTCCTTCAGCATCACTGTTCATTAAGTATGCTGGATTATCACTAATTGTACCAACACACATATCTGATGCTTTTGCTGGACGAACTTCTGCTTTACCGCCTACTGCTACTGCTGTACCTACTGGCAATTCTTCTTCTGTGGCATATACTTCAGCTAAGTCAGCGTATCTTGCTGTTGTTGCTGTACCTTGGAAAAGATTTGCATATAAGTCTCCGGAAGCATCTCTAACTGCTACTGTGTTTGCTGTACTTGCTGTACTAGCAGAATAATCAGTACCAGAAAGTCTTAGTGTGCTTGCCGCGGTTGCTAATCCAATAAATGAATTCGCATAAACATTGTTCCATTTGAAAGATGAACTACCTAAATCAAAACTTAAAGTTGTTGCAGGTAAAAATCCTGTTTCTGTAATTTTTGCTACAAGTGTTTCTACGTTACTGCTTGTTACTGCAAAACGTAATTCGTTACCAACTTGGTTAACAATTTTACCTTGTGTGCCATCTTCAATTGCAATTAATAAGTCATTTGATGTACCAATTGTTAAACCATCATCTATAAATCTTGCAATACTGTTAAATGACGCATCTGCACCTGGTTCAGATTGAATAAAGTTTGCCGCATCTACGCCACCTAATTTAAGTGCGTTTGTAGCAGTACCCCAAAATCTGTGATCTGAACTTGTTACACCGTTTGTACTATCTGTTGTATTTCTTAGTGTAACACCTTTACGTACTACGTCAAACCCTGTAATTGCATTTGATGGATCTGAACTATCTATTGTAAACTGTTCGGAGCTAATTGTAAATAAAGTTTCGTCATTTACTACTGCTGTTACTATTGTTCTTAGTTGTGCAGTTGTATCACGTACTTCTTTTGTAACCATTTGGCTAACACTATCACCTGTTGATTGTGGTCCAACTAAAACAAATCCGCCTGTTCCGGCGTTGGCATACAATTGATTGTTTGTAGTATCCCACCAAAAATCACCTTCAGTTAATCCAACTGGCTGTGTAGTGCTAACTTCTGCTCCGCCTGTTGTACGGAACTTTGTACCATCGTAAAATTTTAGTTTACTAGATGTGCTATCGAACCAAATTTGTCCTGCAATAGCTCTAGTAGGTTGCTGTCCACTTGCAAAATTTTCAAGCAATGCAACCAAGTTTTCATTTTGTATTTCACCGTATCCTGCGTAGTTTTTACCAACTAGCTTAAGATCGGTAGTCTGATCAATAGTACCGTCTTCAACCACTGTAAGTTGCGTACCATTTGTCCTATTAATAATGTATGCCATCAGTTATAACTCCTAATCGTATGTATTTATCGTTAAACACTAGAAGTCAGGTCTTCTATATATGCCCAAGCCCCGCCTACTACTCTAAATAACTTCAAAGAGCGAGAAACAGTTAGACTAACATTACCCGTAACATCTACGAATGTAATATCATCTAGAACAGATACCGACCCATCGTCGTTCCCACTACCATCTAATGCCTGTACAGCTACCTCAGTTTTCTGCAAAGATGCAATCAAATCCGCACCTGTAAAGGTTGCAGTAGCACTTTGAGTATCAGTACAGTGTACCCTCGCTTCTGTGCCATTTTGCTTAGTGGCCGCAGGAGCAATATCGTTTATCACTAGTGCTACTTGGGTATTTGTCAATCCTGTAATATCTAGAGCAAAACTTAGTGTTTCTAAGTTGATTGCACTATCAACATATGCCTTTGTAGCAACATCTTGTGCATCAGTAGGATCAGCAACTCCGCCAATTTTTTGGTTATTAGTTACTAATATTGTACCTGCACTTGTAATTTGTAATCCGCTATTATTTGAAGTAATTGTGTTACCGTCAATATTTACGTTATCAATATCAACACTCTGTAATGCACCTAGTGATGTGATACCAGGAGCACTTGTACCTTGAATAAGTGTTATACCATTAGACTTTAATGCTGTTCCATCTAAATTAATGTTAACATTAGTTGTCCATGCATTTGTACTTTGTCTCCAAATAAACTCTTTACTACCGCCTGATGATTGTAATATTACACCGCCTTCATCTGCTGTAATATCGTCTATTAATGTACTGTCATCTGTAATACCTAATTCAATATTCTTATCTTTAACTCTAAGTGTTTCTGTTTCAACACCAATTCTATCACCTTCAATAATCAAGTTTCCTTTTATTCTTGCGTCACCGTTTACATCTAGTGTATATGCAGGTGTTGCTGTGAATAGTCCAACTTTCTTTTCACTTGTATCAATATAAAAAGCGTCAATTGGTCCGTCAGTAGTTCTAACTCTTACACGCCAGTCGTGATCTGTAAGTTGGTTTTCAGTAACGAAACTTGTACCAAGAACATACATTTTATTATTTTGTGAAGTACCAACTGTTAAACCTTGTGAGTTTTGAATAATTAAAGAACCACTTGTAGTTCCGTTTGTATCTGCTGGAAGGAACTGTGCCGCTAGTCTTGTTGCTCCTGTTGCATCAATAAGAGCATCAGCTCTTGTAGCAGTACCATTCCATTTAAAGTCTGCATCAATTACGTTAAAACCTTTTTTAATAAGTGCTAAGTTACCTACTGCTGTTGCCGCACCAACTGAAGGTGTAAAATCAATTTTACTATAAATTCCTGTAAGTGTATTTCCAATATAGAATTGTATAATTGTTCTACTTGTACTTTGATTATCAAGTACTGTAGCAACTTGTGATCCTGTTATTCCTTGGAATGTACTGTAAGCAGGTCCTAAAAGATAAGGTTGGTTACCATCGAAAAAATACATCTGTTTGGATTCACTATTAATCCAAAGATCACCTTCCACCATGTTAGGTTGTAATGCACTTACAATAGGTCCACCACCTGTTGTAAATTCAGTTCCTGTGTAAACTTTTAATCTGTTTGTACTTGTGTCCCACCAAAGTTGTCCTGTGATAGGATTAGCTGGCGGTAAAGTATTTGCAAAATTTTCTAATACGCTAACAAAGTTTTCGTTTATAAATTCGCCGAATCCTTTATAGTTACGTCCAATTAATGTAATGTCTGTAGAACTATTATCTATTTGCCCATCTGCTAGATCTACAAGTAAAGCACCATTAGTTTTGTTTATTTGATAACTCATTAGCCACCTACCCCTGTGTATATAATATAATTCATTGTAGTAAACGGTTGCATAACATCTAATGGTTCACCAACTGCATCGTTAGTTAATATACTACCTGATGTTGGATATGCTTGTCCAGCCTGTGAACCAGTTGGTGCATCATATTGAATACCTTCTGGATCTGTCGGAACACCTTGAATATCTCTAATTACATAGTACTGATCACCACTTGGTCCACGTAAATCGTGTTCGTGTTCTGGTAAGTTCTCAACTTGAATATTTTTCTTCTCATTTCCACCTGAGTTACCAATAACGTCTGCGTTAACATTTGTGACTCTACCTGCACTGCTACCGCCCATATTGTCAGCACCTAGTGGCTGGCGTCCTCTTAAATCAGGAACAGCAAAAAAGCCTGAAGTAACAAGTGATTGGTCTTTGTACTTGTAACCTATAGTTTGGAATAATGTTAAGTAATCTGAAATTTTAACTTCTGCACCGTTACATAATAACCAACCATTAGGTGCACTATCTCCTGCAAAAGGTGTAACAACACCTACAGGTGAAACACCTGTAACACTCGATAATAGGTTACGCTGTGTTATCTTATATGTACCTGGAGTACCACTTGTTCTGTTTATAATAAATTCGTCATCTATGTTAGATGTTGATACATCAGTTTTATTTGCTATAAATGCGTTACTGATTTCAGTTGTAAATATTTTATTTGTACCACCTTGTTGTCCGTCAAATGTAATTTGATTTGAACTAACATCGCCCTGTACTTGGAAAGTAGTTGCTGTTGCTAACTTATTTGTACTACCAGAACGTCCTGAAACTGTACCAGTAACGTTACCTGTTATATTTCCTACAAATGTTGTTGCAAACACGTTTGCATATTTTTGAGTTGCACTACCTAAGTTACTTGTATTATTAGACTGCGGTAAAATATTTGCACTGTTAATATCGCCTGCAACATTTAATTCTGTGCCTACAAATAATTTTTTAGCAACACCTAGTCCACCTTTTACTGTTAGTGATCCTGTTCCTGTGCTACTAGAATCTGCTGTGCTGTTAACAATAACTGCACCACTTGATTGAATATTACCTGTTACATCTAATGCTTCAATTGGACTTGGATTGTTAATACCAACTTTTTCTGTTGAGTCAACTCTAATTACATTTTTACTAACGCCCAAATTGTTAACACGTATGTCAATACTAGATCCTGAAGTTAGGTTACTAATAATACCACTT